TTACAATGGACCCATCTTTGGCGTGCTGGATAAAGGCCTCCTCCCAATAGAAGGTCCAGAAGCAAGGCGCCGAGTGGCTTGTGAAATATGGGACTATATTTTCTTTTAAAGGAAGAAACATGTTATCCTTGTTCCTTAAATAGTTATTTTGAACAAGGTTAATAAATGTGGTGAGCTGAATTTCGCTCACAGTAGAGTATTCGCGGGTTAAAATGTTCTTGAAATTGCAGTACTTGTTTTTTTCAGGCAACAAGAGGTCAATAATCCCCTTATTCTTGAACCAGTATTGCACGTCGTAAAAATGCATGACGGGCTGGTCGGCCCAGAATTTGAATTTTAGCCGGATATATGCGACACACATTAGAATAATCAATACGATGGCGAGAAATAAATATAAAATCATTCGCGAAAATAGCTATTATTATGATGGATTATAATAATGGCCTAGATTGTACTCACGCGTTTATACAAAGTTGGTTGACACAAGGTTTATGAATAATATTTAAATTAAAGGAAGAAAACATAAAACCTATATTCTACTCCGGTTTTACTAGCACATACAAATATTGGAAATCATATGCGCAATTCATCAGTTCCATCTTGTCCTGTAATATGAACCCCGCCTCTTGCGCGCGCGTTAGGATGGCCGTCTGCGCCTCCATATACATAACATGCTCATTCTTGCGCGATTTGCCGTCCTTGAACTTGAACCGCTCCGTAAATTTAGCCACGTTCGCGCTCTTATCTAAATCAAAATTTGCGCTATAATCAAAAGTATCGAACACCAAATTCGTGTGCGTAATGCGCTGCTTTGCATACTTCTGTGGACTAACAAATAACAACGGATTACCCGGCGGCAAAATCGGGTCAAACTTCTCACGGTTCACCAAGTGCACAATTAGTGAGCCGCCTGGCATAAGCCACCTAAATGCATTCTCAAAAAACTGGTCCTTATTTTGGAAATAATAAAGCGTGAAATACAAACACGTAATATGCGTGAACGAGTTGGGCTCAAATGTGGCGCTCTTTAATGCATCGCCCACGAGAAACTTGCCGTCCGGATACGCCTTTTTGGCGTGGTCTACCATGTCGGGCGAAATGTCCATGCCGGTCACATCCATCTTTTGCGACGTGAGTAAGCCCACGTGGTGACCGTTGCCGCTACCGACATCAAGAATTCTGCTTTGCGTAGTAGGGGTGGTTTTATTAATGATTTCGCCGATTTCGTATTGGTCCTTTTGCTGATTGTAGACTAAATAATCGTAAATGCTGGCATAAAAGTCATCATATACGGCGGGCCCCTGTTTAAAGACAAACTTGTCATTCTGCTCAAACCCTTCCATTAGAGTAGGGCCATCATTAGGGCCCGTATTTCGCATGTAGGCGATAAAGAGGAGCAATAACAAGGTTAGAATGAAAATTTTCGCCCAAGGAGATGCATTACTGTATCCGCTAATTAAAGAATTGATTTGGTCAGAAATTAATTTCAAATAAACATTCATTGTATCTATATGTATTGTTGCTATTTTTTTTGTATAATTTGAAATATAATGGACAGCGACGAAATCAACGATATGCGCTTGCCTGGTGAATTCAAAGGCATCACGTTTTCAGGTTTCAAAAAAGCCGACGTTAAAAAAGAACTGCTAAATAATTTAATCCAATCTAAAATTGAGCCATCCTGTTATTGGAGTGTCGAGCTAATCTGCGCAGGCCATTATGCCGACTTGTGGGACCTCTTATTACGGTTTTATGCAAAGCACATTCATTTAGGCAATCCTAAATTAGCCATGTATTTAGACCTGCGCGTCGCTAATTTTAAAGATATCATCTCCAATGGCTTTAGCAGCGACATATTAAGGTTAAGGAACCATTCCAAAATCCGCAAACTGTTTTGCGAAGTTATTTGCGTACTATGCGAGTCAAAACGGCATCACAGCTTTGAAGATATAAAAATAAAAAAGACGGAATTTGACCTCACCCACATGACCGACCGGCTAAAAGCACCCAATGTTAACTTTATGGACAACATCTTCCTACCTGATGACCCCAAAGAGCTGTTTATTGCGCTCAATGAGTTCGCTTTCAACTTAAGCGACACCAGTAAAAGCTCCATTAATGCATGTTATTGGATTGAGTGGCTCCTAGAGTTTGAAACAATATGCAAGCATAATAAAGATGCGCTACGGTGCGAGCGCAGGTCGTTCGCGAATGTGGAGCCCAAAATGCAGATGGACGTGATCTGGTTGGTGTGGGATGTCTTGTTAAGACACTCTGCAATTAAGAGCAAGATAGTCCAAAATGTAGTGAAGAGTTTACTCAATTTGTTCTCACTAAAATATGCGAGCGGGTGCGCTAAGAAGCGCAAGTATATGATGTATTTCGCGGTGGAACTATTGACAAGCACGGTGGATATGAAGGAAGAAATCGTGAAAGATAAAGAAAAGGTCGCGCATATTGTGGAGAAGATAGACCTGATTTATAAACAAATCAAGAAGAACGAAGTGTCGCCCAATACAGACTATTTATTCAACAATGTAGGAAGAAGCAATCTAGACAAGACGATTGAAAAGCTGGAAAAGATGAACTCGTTCGGCGCGGAGTTTGTACCAAGGGCTTAAAGCTTTAAGCTGCAAGCTTTAAGCTGCAAGCTTAAAGCGACTGGCAAGCTTAAAGCGACTGGCAAGCTTAAAGCGACTGGCAAGCTTTAAGCGACTGGAAAGCTTAAAATAAAAAATTGAAATATTTTTCTCTACATTATCGTGAGCACATCTTATAACCAATAACTACATAACCAAACTAAATAATGGAACTAATGTCTTCTCACTCGCAAGCTTATCAGACGCAAGCTTATCAATTGTCTTGCATTTTATGTATAATTTTATGCATCAACGCATTCATTGCCATTGATTACGCGCGGTTTCGCGCCCAAAATAATGAACGGAATGAGGCCACGCGACTTAACGCATTGCGTAATCATGCAGCGTTTATTGAATTCCGGCAACAAACCAATAAAGCGTTAAATGAACTTGAAGAAACTTGCGTTAAAGTAATGCATACGCAAAATATATTTGCAACCGGACTTAAAGAGGCGGAGACCACAATTAATGCCAATGTAGCAATCTTAAGTGAGGCGCAGACCATTGTAGCAAACGGGCTTAAAGAGGTAGACCGCAACATTCGCGACATCGCTCGCATGCAAGTGGACCTATCCACCACGCAAAATGAAATGGCTATTACTCAGAATGAGCTCGCGGCGGCGCAAAAAGACCTTGCAACCTCCAATAGTGAAACTCGGCGACTACAAATAGATATGTTCGGTATTCAAAATACATTTTCAAACGGGCTTAAAGAAGTGGAACGCAATGTGCGCGAATTGGTGCACACACAAATGGACTTTACTACTACACAGAACCGACTTGACACTGAAGTGAAAGAAATGGAACATGTGACGAGAGCACAACGTCAGCGACTAGATGCAAAAGATATTGCGGATAAAGCTCTTTCCAATGAATTGTGCGATTTGAATGAGGAGATGAATGATTTGCATGACCAACAGAACGTGAAAATTACTGAAAACGCGGTTCATATCGCGGAGTTAGCCGCCAGGTGCAATGGATTAGTGGAGCAAGAAAAACGGAATATACAGCGCGCGATTGATATGTACAAATATTGGAAAACCGCGAACGAATTGTACCAAGGAAGAGTGTCCGCAAATAATGCGATTGATGGAATGCTCAAACAATATTATAATTTTGTGTTTAACAAAAACATGGATTACATTAAAGATATCACGGATGCTACACTGCCTCCATTGCCATCAACCGAGCTATTTAGTGGCATAAGAGACCTTGGGTATTAATGCGTTGCAAATATTTTAAGTTTAAAATAAAGGACATAATATATTATTTTTTATTTAGGAATGTAGTGCAATGCCAAAAATAAAGAATAAAATATCGCGTTATAATATAATGGTGAAAAAATCACGTAGATGTCAACAAGGAGGAGAAGGATATCGTGGGCGCGCCGGCTCTCACACACGTAAGCATACGCAATCTCAAATGAAAACAGAGAAGACTATTGCGCTAACATTTATTGAAATGTTAAACACAATTAAGCTGCACCATTGGAAAACGATGAGTTTCGCAACCCATAAAGCAACCGACGAATTGTATTCAAAATTAAATGAGAACATAGACACATTCGTGGAAATCATGCTTGGGAAAAGTGGTGGGCGGATTAATTTATCCAACGTGCGGTCTATTCCAGTGTATGATTTCAATGACGAGACAACTTTTAAGAGGAAGATAGAAAGTTATCGCGCATTTTTGACCAACCTGACAATGAATTCAAATATTATGCATGATAACACAGATTTGTTCAATGTCAGGGATGAACTGCTGGGCAACCTGAACCAATTTATGTACTTGTTGACGTTTTCTTAAGTGTAATGGTTAGTTTAGCATTTTTAATTTTTAATTTTATTTATGAATTGACTTTTAATACGCAAATTCATAAATAAATAACCGTTTAACGGCGCGATTTTCTGGGTCTTCTAGATTTTCTGGGTCTTCTTGATTTTTTGGACCTGCGCTTTCTGGAGCGTCTGCCGCCGCTTGCAGAAGTAGGGGGGGGGGTGTCTACATATAATGTATATTGTTTAATATTATTATCTATAGTTATTTCTTTCAATAAAATTTTTCTGTCAAATATTACATTTTCACAACTTTTATCAACGGGTTTAAATACATAATACTGTTCAGGAGAATTGACGTATTTACAAAATTTATATTTAATGCAACGGTTCTTATCTTCATTTGGCACTTCTTTATATTTTTGGAAAACTTTTATGATGGGTTCTATATTTTTCAAAATATATACAATTTGACCATTTACAAATTTAAATGGATCTTTATTTTCTGAATTGAATGGTGCTGCATTAATTACAACACTGTCAGGAGTAATTTTTGTAAGATCACAATTATTATTATCTACATTTGTAGCTATTAATTCTGACATTATACAATAACAACACAAAATAATTTTTACAAAATATTAAATATCCACCTGTATAAACTGCGTGTAATACTCAAGTTTAGACATTATTAATTATTAACAACAACATTATCCTAAAATACTTAGAAACAAACGCGACTATAAACAACCGCTTATAATAAAAATTTAATATATATATTTTTATTATATGAGCACCACGCAAAACCGATTATTACAAACAATCACAGACAGCATCCCCGAAAGAATATCCTCCAGTTCCCCCTCTGGATTTTCCTTTGACCAGGCCTCAACAGCATCTATGCCTGCAGAAAGTTCCAGCAACTGGCTCTTTATCTTCCTTTTCATCATCGGTTTAGCATTTTTAGGAGTAAATCTCGTCGCTTATTTAGCACAAGGCACTCAAATCTTTGCCGACATCACCGTTCCTCTTGCCGCCTGGTTTGCCCGCATATTCGGCACCGCCGCATTAGAAACCACAGGACAAACGGTGAAAGCCAGCTCTGCCGGCGCCAAAGATGCGATTGATATTGCCGCGGACACTACTCTCGCCGGCGTGGACACAATTCAAGAGACAACTGGGCTAACGCCTGGCAATAATAATAATAAAAATCTGCGCCAATATGCGGACACAAATCAAATGACCGGAATTAATGCCGGCAAACGAGTAGGTCAGCATGTATCCACCTTGAACGACGAACCTTCGTCAATGGACAGTTTAACCAAAGCGCTCCAAAACTCCGCGCAAAATATGATGACAGGGTCGGCGCCTTATTCTGCGGACGACACTACGAGCAGCGTGCAAGTAAAAGCGAAAGCCGGGTGGTGCTTGATAGGGGAAGAAAAAGGCGCGCGCAATTGCATAGAAGTTGGGCAAAATGATCAATGCATGTCGGGCGACGTTTTTCCTACGCACGCCGTCTGCGTGAACCCTAGATTAAGGGCTTAAACTTACATCTATCGTAAACTTACTGAAGGTGTGCCATTCGCGGACACGAACATTTTCGCGCCATACGGCCAGTTTGTTCCGCTAGAGGTCATAGTTCTGCGAACGCGAGGGTAATAGGTGGGAAAATTATTGCCGGTTTTGTAGCACAGGTACATTATTGGCCCCGGGACGTCAGACGCGGATGTGGGGTTGCAGTAGTTTTGTTCGGGGCATGTGATGGTATTGCCGGTGCACGGGTCTTCTACAATGTTGAATATAAGAGAGCCCCCGTCGGCGTAAACAGGGGTGATTGTTGGTTCGCACGTGATTGGATCAGTAGTGGTGGTGCCATCGGCATTAATATTGCGTTCAATATTGACGCGTTTAAGGTTTCTAATATTTGGGTTAGAGTAACTGTCGGTCTGGGTGGCCCAGGTGGTGGTCCGGTATGGGCCGCATCCTCTTGCAATCTGTGCGTATAGTTGTTTTCGTGTGAGGTTGGCGCTGTTAGTTTTGTATTGAAGAATATTGCCCTTGTTTGCCATTTGGGCGTCGTTCAATGCCGCGATAGTGGTATTTGCGTTAATATCGCACGAGGTTTGAACGCGGGACCACAATCTGGTAGGCCGTGGATTATAATAAGGTCCTAAACAAGACATATGTATATGTATATAGATATAGATATAGATATAGATATTATGCGTTTACAAGTGATTAATTGTTAATCAAGTCTTCCTTTAAATAGATAGTCCATCAAAATACCATTGAGTGGACAAGTAGTTCGCGGACGTGTTGACAAGTTCCAAACCACCGCTGCCACTAATTTTAGCGGCATATGTGCTGGG